TATACTCCTTAATCGCCCATTCGTAAACAGCTTTTGCCAGTGGTCGCGGATTGCTGGATAAAAAACCTTCAGCGAAGGCTTCGGCGAACAGTTCGCGATTATTGGTCATGCCGTAGGTGCTTAAAATATCATGGTATGCCGACGTTCCTTTTTTCGTCGCCAGGGCTTCCTTCTGGGCGTCCTGGAATTTCTGATTAGTAAACCGGGCGACGTCGGCGCCGTTGTCCTTCAGGTAGTTATAAAGGACGTGTCCCAGTTCATGGATAATGCAATGCTGCGGATCCGAAGTCGACATCCATCCGATTCGCTTGCATCTTGCCGATTCGCTGGCCAGGGTAGGATATCCAGTTTTGCTAAACCACTTTTTACTGAACACGACCGCGTCATAGTTAGCGAAGACGGCCGCGATATACTTGACTGGTTTCATGTAATTAATAGCCGCTTGGAATTTCTGAGCATTGGAAAGGGTCTTGATGTTATCCATCGCTTCCGGAAGTTGCTGCTGAAATTTACTAATTTGCGATATTATATCATTTACTGCTTCGATTGCAAAATCCGATTTATCAAACTTGGCGTTATCCAGACCGAATTCCTGTTTCGCCCAGGCTTCAGCGTCAGCGTAACTTGTGAATGTTGGCGGCGTGGACGTTGATCCGGTTTGGGTAGGCTGCTCCATAGCCGGCGGCGGTACAGGCGGTGAGGCGGGCGGAAGTTTCGGCGGCTCCGGTTGGTCCCCGAAGTCCTTCGGCATTAGCCGCGGGTTCGGATCCACGTATCCGGCGAAGCTGTTGACGTTCCCCTGCCAGTTCTTGCTTTGATTGTAGGCGGCGGCGCCATCCTTGCCCATCAGTTGCTGGCGTTCTTCGTCCGTCAGTCCATCGACGAATTCTTCTCCGGCTTGCTGTATCTCCTCCGGATCCGTCCGCGGTTGTAGATCGTCCGGAAGTTCTCCGACGAAGATATCGTCCGGATAGCATCGGCAATGTGGGTGTGCCGGGTATCTCGGAAAGGCTTCTTTCGGATAGACCCCGGGTCCCAGTCCGAAGATGTCCGCCCGGGCGTGTAGATCGCATATGTCGAAGTAAGGGTGATTGCTGGACAGGTTCCATCGGGTATATGCGACGTCCGGGTCGTTGTACGACTTCGCGAAGTAACCGTCGAAGCTGGATCTGGCGATCTCTGTCCTGGCGATCCTTTCGGCTATATATCGCGACTTCTCATTTAGGGCGACATATACGGCATTATCCAGGGCCTGTTCGTTGCCGTCGATCGCCGCGGACAGGAGTTTTTCGAAGGCTGATTTTAGCGGGCCAGTAGGGGCGCCATTGTCGCCAATTCTCTCGACCATACGCCTGGCGTTCTTGATCATATCCAGATAGTCCTTTTCGGCGATCGGGTGTCCTTCCAGGGCCATCCTGGTCGCCTTGACTAACTGATCCAGATATTCCGGAAGATCGGCCGGGCTGATCGTGCGACCGTAGCTATAGCCATCATAAAGGCTCCGTGCCAGGTTGACCCAGGCGGTCCCGTCTTTCATGGCATTACCGACGACATCGTCGATCTTGGCCCGGATCGCCTGGTTTGCACTATGCAGCCGCGCCGATAAATTCATATTATCGGGCGCCCAGGGTTTCTCCATTAACTTGTGTTCGATGATCGTCTTCTGGGATGCTGCGATATCCCCGGGATTGATTCCGTATCCGCTGGCTGCCGCCCGAAAAATAACGTCCTGCATAACGTCCTGATTCTTAGTGAAGAAGTCGGACGCCGCTAGGGCCGTGTCGATCGATTGCTTCAGGCTATAGCCAGCGGCCAGGTGCGTCTGGATGATCTCTGCGGCGTGTTTTGCCGCTTGCTTGTAACTGTCCGACCATTCGGCCGTCAGGGAGTCGATCACATCCCTGTACTTTGCCTGGTCGAATTTGGCGCCCATTAGCAGCCGGAAATTCCGGTAGAAGATCCGGTATTTCCTTGCTGTCCTTTCATCGATCCGGACATAATTCCGCTAACCTGGGACGGCTTCGGACATGCCGGAGCGGTGCTGGGCATACCTTTAACGGGTCCGCTGGAAGTTGCCATCTTTATCCCTCCTTTCTACGCTGGCGGCTGGCCGGAGATCTTGTCGGCTGTTCCCGCGTCGCCAGTTCCGCCTGTCTGTTTTCCATCAGGCCCGGTGCCTTTATTGGATCCGGGCTTCGGGGCGGTCTTTCCTCCTGGAACGACGCCGGTCTGGGCCGCAGTTGCGGCAGCCTTGGCTGCGGCGATCGCTTTGGATCCTTGGACGTCGTACCCATACCGGCCGGCCATCATGTGGTCGATTCCTTCGGATGCGATTTCGTCCATGATCTTCTGTTGGATCTCTGTGTCCAGGTTCGGCAAGTAGGCCGCTAGGATCTTCCGGGCTACCTCCAGGATAAAGGTAGACGACGGCAGCCTGAAGTCGATGGCGGCCTGGGCGTCCTTTAATTCCTGCTCGACGTCGATGATCCCGAAGTCGTCCGGATATGCCGGGTTATAACCGACATCGGCGCCGATCCAGCGACCGAATACGTCGGACATATCCTTTTCGGCGTTCTGAAGGTTGTCGGCCATATCGGCCAGGGCCTGGTTCGTCTGGGCGAAGTCGTAAGCCTTGGCGACGCCGGACTTCGCTTGCTGGACGCCGGTGACATGGCTGACAGCGGCCATCCTATAAATCTCCGCGATCAGTTTATCGATCGTGTCGCCCAGGATCTTCGCCGGATCCGCCGGCGGGGCGATGAAGTGCGGCGCCTGTTTTGCTTCGGCGCCATCATAGCCCAGGGCGTTATCGGTGCCGACGACGATATCTGTCTTCTGTTTGCTGGGATAGACCAGAATAGAAAAAGCCTGGTTTTGGAGGATCTCCGTTAACCAGGAACATAGTTGAAATATGGCCAGGTTCGTCTTCGCGATCGATAGGAATTCCGACGGCGGCAGGACGTTGTCCGGCTCGATAGGCCGAGACGGGACCACTGTCACAGGGACCCTTTTCAGGCTATGCGGCGTTTTTGTACCGATCGGCTTCCCTTCCTTATCCGCCAGGGACCAGTCTGTTTCCGTCCAGGTCCTTATCTGGTATTCAGGGACCGGGCCGCCAGGCTTGTCCTGGTTGGCGTTCAGGTAGTCCGTGACGTCGATCGGTTCGGTGTAGGATATACTGATCAGTCGCCCCTGCTTGTTCGTCTTGAAGTCCGTCACGCGATCAGGCGTCAAGGCGTAAGAATACGGAAGGACTCGATCCTTCAGGACCGTGTCGACCGTTCCCGGCTGGACAGCGAAGTTATCAGTGACCACTAGGCAGACGCCCATCAGCTTCGATATAATCCCGACCCGTTTCATGAAGCGGGCCATTGGGGTCCCGTTGGTGTCGACGTCCTCCAGGTATTTGGCAAACAGGTCGCCATTCGTCCCTCCCTGGGCGTCGAAGTCCCGGGTTGCTGCGTCCCTGAAGATCGGGTCGACGTGGCTATTGACGCAGGGCGCCGTATAGTTCAGATAATAGCAAAGGTTTCGGCGCATGGTGTATTTTTCGGTTTTCTCCCGCTTGTGACGTTGCAGATACATACCATCTGAGAATCCACCAGATCCATAATAGGCGTCGCGCAGCAGTTGATATTCCATCGCCTGATTCGTCGACCTGGGCTTCCGCTTTAGCATGTCGTTTGGGCTGTTATACGACTGGCCGTTCGGATTGTTTTCGAAGTTCTGCTGGGTCAAGGTCTTCCCTCCTTTGTTCCTGGGCGATCTTCTTCAGACAGATCCGACCATGGCCGGCGGCCTTTGCCTTCGGATCCTTCAGCGCCCGCCCGCATCGTACACAGTTTTCGAAGACCCGGGCAGGATCCAGTGTGATCATAACAGTCGGCGGCGCCATAAAATGGACCCGCATTTCGTCCGGCCTGGCGTTGGCGCTTATGCTTCCGGAGAAATACGGAAAGGCTGGGTTTTCGATGTTTCTCATGTCGTTCCCCCTTAATAGTCGGCGTGAGTGGTCCAGGATTCGTTCCGGCCACGGCGGACCTCTTCGATGCTATACCGAAGACAGGCCATCGCGTCGTCCATGAATTCTACCGGGGCGTCCAGGAAAAGACCGGTCTTGGGATCCTTTTTCCAGCGCCATTGTCCGACCTCTTTGATCGTGTTGGTACATCGCGGGTGGATATGGATCTTCATTCGTTGCAAACTGTCTATCTGGGCGCCGACGCTGCCGGGATCCTTGTGGACCGGCCGGGCCTCGTATCCTTCGCCGCGCCAGGTCTTGATTCGATCGGGTTCGGCGCTGTCACACCACATTGTCAGGCGCTTGTCCAGTTTCTTCTTGTTGGCCAGGTTGATAACTTCGGCCGTCTGTTTCTCATAAACATAAATTTCATTACAGACGAACAGGTCTCCGCCGGTGGCCGCGGCATCCTTGAATCCGACCGTCAGGATCGCGTTAGCATGGTTAAAACCAAAGTCCTGGCTGTGGACCATACTGTCGAAATAGGCGAAGTCA